TATGCCAAGATCTTTCAGATTTTCATTACCTTCAGAGGAAAATGGTTCTAAATATTGTGGTGTCTTCGGTCCATTCCTTAAATATAATGATAGTGGAAAATTGATAAGTGTTCCACCTGCCGCTGATGTATCTAATAGTTACATACAGAAATTTATTGGTGGAGACCCATATGCTGTCATAGCTAACAAAACCGGTATCATTGGCAATGCGAATGTTGCAGGTGTAGAATATATGTTAGATAAAATCGATCGCGATAGTCTTGAGCCAATTGGATATAATTCAATCATCGAAAAACCAAAGAGTGGTCAAACCATGATATATTCAAATGCAACCGCATACCAAACTGTAAAAAGTGATTATAATAATTTACATGTAAGAGAATTATTAAACACCATTGAACTACAAGTTGATGAAATTTTACAACAATACGTATTCGACTACAACAATGAGTTAACACGTATAAATATCTACAATTCAGTAGCTCCTATCTTACAAACTATCAAAGATTCAGGTGCACTTACCAAATATGAAATCATAATGGATGAAACTAATAACACTGCTGATCTGATCGCTGATGGAATTGGGATTATCGATATAAATGTTTGGATTACCGGTCCTTTAACAAAAATTGTAAACAGAATTTCAGTTAATAGAACAACTAATGAACGTTCATCTGGCGGATTTGCCGCAGTATAATAAATTAAAAATAATAAAATAAAGATAAAATATCATGGCAGATAGCAAAAGTCAAGGAAATTTCGGATTAGCACACTTTAGAAATTCTAGAGCTGCTTCAGAAATGTTCGAACCAGTATATAAAAATATGTTCACCATCCAGATCTCTTTACCTACGGGTATAGGATCTACGGATGAGAATACAAATCTTTTATTGGAGAATGTTCAAAAGGTTGGCGGGTTAAAATCTCATACATTCCCAACAACACCAGCTGTTCAGAAATACAAATGGGCATCTAGAAGGTTTGCAGCTGCAACACCTGGAGATACTACAATGGATGTAACTCTTGATTTTGAGGTTAACTTAGATAAAAACAACAGCCCATATGTTGTCAAAACATTGAGAAAATGGTGTGATTTAGTTTATGATCCTCTTACAGGTAGAACAGGTGTTAAGGCAGATTATACAGCCCCATGGGCGTTAATAACTCTATATAATAGAAAGACCGTACCTGTATGGCAATGGAAATGTTACAATGTATTTCCGATAACCGGTCTACCAGCTGTTGATTTAGATTACAATGCGACTGATCTTTATAAAGTTACAGGATGGACAATCGCAGTTGATTCATGGGATGAAACTATCATCTAATTAAATTTAGATATAAAATAAAAGAAGGAGGACATATGTCCTCCTTTCTTAGGTTGAAATCTTATGATGTAGTAATTTAAATTTTATTGCCGCAGATAGGACAGAATTTAAATGAAGTTTTAGTAATTTTTGCACCACACTCAGTGCAGTAATGTTTTATATCGCTTGAAACATAAATCTTTTGTGATAATGGAAGTATTTGACATTCAACTGTTTTAAATGAAAAATAGTTGAAATCTTTATTTGATTCTACAAACGATTGATCACTTGCCTTTCCCTTATCTATCATGCCTGTTTCTATAGAAGCTTTAAGTTTTTCTGTGTTAAAAACTTGAGAAGTGTTTGCGCTTGTCAAATTATTATTTGATGTGATTGACCCAACAAACGTTGATCCTCCAGAAAATATAGGTGTATTTAACCCTAACGTATTTTGTGCACAAAAATACAAAGTAGGATATGTTGTTATGGTTGTTGTACGATAGATATAATCTGAAAATGATTCATCATAAAATTCAACCGAAACTTTGCCATTTTCAGATATTGCCTCTAGAGATTCCTTTGAACCATCAACTGTATATGTATTAAACATGAATTTATTGTTCGTATCTAAAAATCTTTCAAGGAATATGCGTTCACCTGGTCTCAAAATTATACCACCACCCTTGATGTAATTTCCATTTAATTTAATCTTTGCTAATACACTTGTTTTTTTGGGGTTGTAAAGTTCAATCTCAAATTCTTGTTTATCATCTAGATAAACACTCATGTTAGTTTGTTTGAGACGCTGCTTGTTCTTTGTAATAAAGGCGCCGACTTCCAATGCTGCTTCACGCAGACTTTCAAAACTTGTTTGTTTCATAATTTTCTTATTTTTTATTTTAAAAATTTATTTGGGATTTTATTCATAGGCATTAATTCCTATTCAAATGTCATTTATGACACTAAAGGCCCAATCATAAGATTTCTTTCAATTTATATATCTAAATAAATAAAAAGTTTTAAAAATAGTTGCTTATTCAGAAAATTTAATTATATTTGCCTTATAAATATCAAATGTTATGGCATTCACCAGAGGATCTAACAATACTTTAAATAATTTGGGAATAGGACGCGCCTATCATATAGGTGAGTGGTTAAAAGAACGAAATATCACCAAATATAAAATAAACCCTGATTACTCTATAGATGTTAATTGGAGTGTTGATCTTAAAACTATCCATAAAGGAAATTTTCCTGATTATATACAATTCAATAAAGTAAATGGCTTTTTTGATTGTAGTGATTGTGATATGACAACATTAAGAGGTTGTCCAAGAAATGTATTAGGATCTTTTAAAGTAACTAGAAATCCTTTGGAAACTTTGGAATTTGCCCCAAATGTAGCGGCAGCCATAGTTTGTTATAATATTGATTTAGCAGAGCATTTTAGAAAACATATCTTAAATGATACATATAAATTAAAACACGGGTGTTACTAATGTCATTTACTAGAGATACAAATAATAAATTAGAAAATTTAAACATTGGTAAAAAGGGGATCATAAAAACTTGGTTACAAGAACATAAGATATTTACATATGAAATAAATGAAGATTTTTCAATAGATGTTGATCAATCTGTTAATTTAAGTAATTATAAAATTGATGGTTCTGAATTACCTTCATATATTCAATTCAATTTAATACGTGGATGGTTTAATATAAATAAAAATAATTTAACAACGCTTAGAGGTTGTCCTTATAAAGTGTTACAGTGGTTTTCATGCGAATCAAATCAATTAGAGAATTTAGATTGTGCGCCGAAATTCATAGAACAGGGTTTTTATGGTCAAGAAAACCACAAATTAACAAAAGTGATGGCTCAATATTATGTAAAAACATCAGATATAAGAGGACCTTTCTATACAGATCAATGTGTTATTGATATTAGTAAGTTTCCAAGTGATTTTGACATATATACTTAATAAGATATGAATACATTCCAAAGAGAATCTAAAGATAAATTGTCATCTTTGGGGATTGGAAAAATAAATACAATTCATAAATGGTTAAATGAATATAAAATAGGTTATTATTCTATTAACGAAGATTTATCCATAGATGTGGATGGTGGTGTTAGTCTCGCCCATATGGATATATATGAAATTCCTGAATATATTCAATTTAATTTAGTAAAAGGATTTTTTAATATAAATAGTAATCATTTGACTTCACTTAGAGGTTGTCCTTATAGGGTGACTCAGTGGTTTTCGTGTGAAATAAATCAATTAAATAATTTAGATTACGCTCCTAAATCTATAGGTCATGATTTTTATTGTCATAGAAATGAAAAATTGACACGTGAAATGTGTTTAACCTATAAAAATTCAATATTTTTAGGAGGAAAACTTCGTGGAGATAAATTATATCCAACAATGCCCGAATATTAAAACTATATAATGGGATATATAGGATAAAGAACATCCTATATGCTTATTGATAAACTCTTCGAATCTCCAGACAACATAACAATAGACGGAAACATTCATAAATGGGATGACCAGACATCTAAATTTACATTTGGATATTTAGGGGGTGACTTCTGCGGAGAGTTTGATGTTACACATCCTCAACTTTGTGAGATTTATGATGCTTACGGTTTTGATAAATTTGCCATGGATTATCCTGGTAGAGTGTGGGTTACATATAAAATTATAACATTTTGGGAATATCCTAA